AAGTTAAAGCCAAACCAAAAGCCATCAAGGAAAAGAAATTGAATAAATTTGATGTAGGCGATAGGGTGAAGGTGTTGCCTATTCATCTTGAATATGAAGACTATCCTCATGGTGGTATGGTTGGTGAACTGGCTGAAAAAGACTTTCAAGGTAAAGTTTTTACTATCGAAAAAGTAACTGGTCCACACGGTAATTACAAACACTTTGGATATTACTTTATTCAGGATGACGGTTATCGTGGAGATAAATACGTATGGGATGAACGCTATCTGAAACGTGTACGTAAGGCTGTGGCTAATAAGCCAAAGATTAAAGCTCCAAAAAGAAATCCTATGGTGGCCCCTAAACCTAAAGCCCCTCCTGTAATGGAACGTGTCCCTCTTACAAGAGAGAATGCTGTTGTGGGGATGAATGTTATCCTGAACGAGCCTAAAGGTCCCTTGATTATTGGTAATAAGTACAAGATTAATCGTCTTGAAGGACAATATTGCTACGTAGACGGATTTGCTGATAGGATTTTTCTTCGCAGGTTTCTTGTTGAGCAGCCTGTAGTCAAGAAGAAAAAGAAAGCAGCAGATGTAAAAGCTGCTATCATCGCCCCCAAAGCTCAACATATTCATCAAGATTTGCTTGAAGGGTTGGCTAAACAAGCTGATGAAGGTGCTGGTACATGCTCTTATGCCATTAAATATGCAGATGGATATATTGACTACCACGTAAGGGATGCTTGCCATCGTCGTATTGGTGGTAGGGGGAACGGTTATCGTGGAGATAATGTTCACGGTCAACGTGTTGCCTTAGCTCTTAACATCAAAGGGCATTTGAAACAAGTAGTTGATCAAAAAGAAACTTACCTCCGTTATGTTAATTACATCATCAGTCAGAGTCCTCATCGTGATTCATTCCTCTCTAAAGGTGTTGATCACGCATTGAAGAATGGCATCTTGATGGACACTAAGTGGTGTGTTGAGAGGCTTGCAGGGGGTGCTGTAGCTCTTCGTGAAGGAAGTGAATACAAAAGGAAGCTAAAGCTATTTGGAGAGCTTCTAGACGCTGGATACAGTGGGCATGTAGCTTACACTCTCTCTTATGGATTCACTCAGGATTACAAATACTCAGGTATTACTGATGCTCATGCGTCTATCAGTGGAATGATGAGTGCAGATTCATATTTCAAATTCTTCAAGGAAGGATATCCAGAAGCCACTAACAAACGTAAAGCTTTTAATAAGAGCGATGAATGTTATGAAGGGATTTGCCGTTATCTGGATTGGAAACTCCCCGGTAAATCCATTAATGATTTCTTGAGAGAAGAAACAGCCATTAAAGGAGATGCAATGGTTGGATGGGATGCACCAAAGATTGATCCTATTGAAGATCGTAAGGCCAAGCTGTATGCATTAGCAGATAAGCTTGAATTGTTGTTGTATTAAAGGAATGATATGAAATTACGTATTAAATACATGTTTGGACTATACTACATCCAACGTAAAAGAAAATATTGGTTTGGTTGGGAAGACCTTGGTGTAAGTCATAAAGAAGACGCAGCTAAAGCTCTTATGAAATACATACAAGCAAATCCTGAAATGTATTAAAGGAACAACATGTTAAAAGTATTATTGGTTGGTGGCAATGGGCAATATGTCTCCCTCATTCGTGAAGTGTTGAACGGAGCTATCACGAACAACATCAAGGATGCTGATTTGATTATGTTTACAGGCGGTGCTGATGTATCTCCTGAGCTTTATCATGATGCTACCCATCGTGCTACAGGTAATGACCCTCATCGGGATATGCAAGAGACGCGTATCTTCAATCAGGCCCTTGAACTGAAGATTCCTATGGTTGGCATCTGTCGTGGTGGTCAGTTTGGTAATGTTATGTCTGGTGGACGTATGTACCAACATGTGAGTAAACATGCTCTAGGTCATGGGCATGAGCTTACAGACCTTGAGACAGGCGAAACCATCTACGTGTCATCTACCCATCACCAGATGATGATGCCCTCTCCTAAGGCCCGTATAGTGGCTACAAGTGCCCTTGGTGGTGAGAGGGAGTGGTATGATGGTCAAGTGTTCAAGAAAGATGTGTCTAAGGAAGACATTGAAGTGGTTTATTATGAACACACCAAGTGCTTATGCTTCCAGCCCCATCCAGAATTCAATGCTCCTGAATACAAACGTATGAGGAATTATTTCGGAGAGCTTGTAGAGAAATTTCTTGTACGTGAGACAGAACATGCCTAAGAGAATTTTACATTGGGAGAATATCTGGATTTTGTTCTGGAGTTTCCCTTCTATTGTAATTACATTGAGTTGGTTACTCAGCATTTATGTATGGGTACTTAAAGGTTTTCCACAACCATACGTAAATTACGGTATTGATGCTGGAATGGATCAATTAATCTGTGCTAAAATCTTATTACTTATAGGGTTTGCATTTAAGATCAAAAAGTTTCTTAAATAACTAACATCTGCCCTTCGTACAAAGGATAGTACAGATTTCTTCTAAAAATCTAATAGAGGTTCGATTCCTCTAGGGCAGGCCAATTAAAGGAAATAAAATGTGGGTTTTATTGATTGTGTATCTCTCTTCTGGTGGTAAACCAGCAATGACTACTGCTGAATTTACTACTGAATTAAACTGTGAACAAGCAGGATATTCTTTTGTAACAAAGGCAGGTGATCGTTGGGCAACTGCTAAATATAGTTGCACACGTAAATAACTAAAGGGCTATCATGACTATTGCAGAACGTAAATTCAATCAAGCACAAAAGAGTGCTGAAACTCTCCAGAAGGCTAAAGATTTTAGCATTGAAGATATCAAAGGTTATTACGCTACAGTGAGGGCCATCTTCTCTGTTAAGCGTCCTTGGGCACATCGTAATAAGAAGGGTCCGGGTCGTAAGCATCAGCAAACCAAGACGCTTACAAAAGCTGAACGTTTTCCTGTGAAAGAATAATATGAAAATCGTTGTTCTCCATCCTAAGGCTTGCCGTAAAAGTGCAGCAGCCTTAGCTGAAGCTCTTGCTTGTATTGCTGTCAATCCTTTTGAGGATGATTATGCTCAAGACAAGATTAACAAGGCGGATGTTGTCTTCAATTACGGCTGTGGATATAACATTCGTCATCCTCTTGTCATCAACAGTGGTGTTGCTGTACAGAAATGTGTCAGTAAGATTGAGACATTCAAAGCCTTACAACAGGATGGTATCCCCATTCCTGAATATGTCCTGAAGAAGCAAGATATTCCTGCTGATTGGGAGAATGTCTATTGCCGCAAGGATGGTGGCAAGAAGAATGAAGGATTGGATGTATGGAATCGTTGGGAAGGCAAGCCTATTTCTGATGCTGATTTCTACACACGTAATTACGATTATGAACATGAATATCGCGTAATGGTGATTGGTAGTGTTTGTGCTGGTGTCTATCATAAGGACGAGGTTGATGGTGATTGGTATCTGAATAAGGTGCCTAAGAAGGGACTGGAAGAGATGGTGTTTGCTTGTGAAGCAGCAGCGCTATCATTAGGCATTGATTACGTAGGTTTTGATGTTCTTTCCAAGTCTAAGAAAGAATTCATCATCCTTGAGGCTAATTCTGGAGCTGTCCTTCAGGATGAGTCTATCCCTGTCATTAAACGATTGATTGGAGTTTGATATGTGTCATAGATGTGGTACTGACGGTGAACCTCGTAAAACCAATGGATTTCAACATTGTTCAGGTTGCACTGCTCCGACATTGATTGAAAATAAGCCTGTCCCTCATAAACATGCTGAAGTAATTAAGGCGTGGGCGGATGGTGCTCAGATTCAAGAATATAGTGAATATCATCAAAAATGGAATGACATTGGTTTAATGTCTGGGGCAGGATATAACTCTCCTATCCTTTGGAATATTAATTCCAAATATCGCATTAAACCTGAACCAAGGCTAGATGTTGTAAGATATATCAATATCCCATCTGGGGAAATTTTCAGAGCCAGCGTATCTACCAGTGCATATCCAGCAGATTTTGGATGTATAAAGTGTGTATTTGACGGCGAGACTCATAAACTTAAATCTGTGGAGAAAATCTAATGTTTGGTCTATTCCGTGCTGTTACTGAGCTTGCTGTAGACACTGTTCGTGTTGTAGCAGCTCCTGTTCAAGCTGTTGTTGAAATAGCAGATGCTGTTGTTAAACCTGTTGCTGATGTAGCTGAAGAGTTTGTCAAAGACATTAAAGATTCGGTGAAATAATATGTGTGGACATGTTGGCGTAGCAGGAACTATTTTCCTGAAAGAAGAGAAAGTATTAAAAACCCTCCTTATCCTCGATTCAATTCGTGGTGACGACAGCACAGGTATTGCTGCTGTAGGTGTTACAGGTAATGTCATTGTAGCTAAGGAGCTTGGCAATCCTTATAATTTGTTTGAAGTAAACAAATTTGAGAAGGCTCTTAAGCCAGTTAATCGTGCTATCATTGGACATAATCGTTGGGCTACAGTGGGTGGTGTTTCTAAGCTTACAGCTCATCCATTCGAGTTTGAAACCCTTGTTGGTGCTCATAACGGTACGCTTAAGAACAAATACAAGCTCGCTGACCACATGGATTTCAAGGTGGACAGTGAGAATTTGTTCTGGCATATTGAACAACATGGTCTTGATGATGCATTGAAAATCATTGATGGTGCATGGGCATTGGTTTGGTGGGACAAGACTGAAGAGACAATGAATTTCCTTCGTAATAAGGAACGTCCTCTTTATATTGTTGCCACTGAAGATGGTAAGACGATGTTTTGGGCTTCTGAGAAATGGATGTTGTCTGTTTCTTGTAATCGTTACGATGTGAAAATTGGAGAGATTCACGAGATACAACAGGATATGTTGTATAGTTTCCACATCGGTAAAGATAAAGTGATTGAGAAACCTAAGGTGAGAAAGGCTGAAGGTACATATGTAGCTCCTGTGTATCAAGGTCAGAACAATCAGAATGGTTTGTGGCTTAACACCCCTCAACAACAACAACCAGCGTTTGGTGCTTCCACTAACAATGTAACTCCCATTACGAAAGCTGGCCAAGGCACCCCTGAAAAAAAGCTACTCAAGCTCTCCAAACCACGAGAGCTGGAAGCTGGTTTGGTAAAATCGTACATCGACTCAAAGCGAGTGCTGTTTGAAATTGCTGGGAGTTGTGTAGATACAAACGGTAGTAGGTATCTGAAGCTTATGGATATTATGGTTCCAGCAGCTCCAGTACGCCTCTATCTGAAGAAGAATGACCCTATGCAAAACATGATTGGTAGGGAAATCATTGCTGATATTGGAACATTTATCAGTGACAAGAAGGGGGAAGGCAGTTTCTTTAAAGCGTCCCCTTGGAACGTAGTGATTGTGCCTGAGAAGGAAGAGAAGGCTGTTGTCCCTAAAGCAGCTAATGAGAATGATCTTCTGTATATGGGTGCAGGGCGTAAGCTTTATACTAAGAAGGAGTGGATGCAAAGGTATTCAACATGTACCTATTGCTTCAGCACTCTCGATCCTGAGGATAGGGGTAATAGACTTACGCAAGAAGGTACGTGCCTTTGTGGAGATTGCACTGCTAATCTCCCTGAGGAATTCATGGGTATGAAATTAATGTCTGTAATTTAAGGAATGTAACATGAACAAGATTCTAATTGGATGTGATCCAGAAGTATTTGTACAACAAAAAGGCGTATTTAAAAGCGCATTCGGATTGATTAAGGGTGACAAAAAGAATCCCCAAAAGGTACGTAGCGGCGCTGTCCAAGTGGATGGTATGGCCCTTGAGTTTAACATTGACCCTGCAGCATCTGAGGATGAATTCCTGTTCAATGTTAATGATGTTCTTGGTCAAATGAAATTAATGGTGCCAGATTATGATGTTATCGTTTCTCCTGTTGCTGATTTTGATCCTGCATATATCAAAGCTCAGCCTGCTGAAGCGCTTGAGCTTGGATGTGATCCCGACTTCAACGCTTGGACTGAGGAAGCCAATGAAAGACCAGATGGTGACCGTCCGTTCCGTACTGCCGCTGGTCATATTCATGTCGGTTGGACAGATGGTGTTGATATTCGTGACCCTCATCATAAGCATCGTGGGAATCTTATTGCAAAACAATTGGATTTCTACTTAGGCTTGCCATCATTGGAATATGACAATGACGTAAAACGTCGCAGCATGTATGGGAAATCTGGTGCTGTACGTTATAAACCTTATGGCGTAGAATATCGTACCCTTTCCTGCAAGTGGTTGGACAGTGACAACCTTAAGCGTTGGGTTTATCGTAACGCTGTAAAGGCTGTTCAAGAAGTGATGAAAGGTAATCTCCTCGTTAATAAATATGGAGATATTCAGGACATTATTAACAACAGCGATCTGAAGAAAGCGCGAGCTATCATTAAAGACGCGAAGCTTGAGGTGTGTCATGGCTGAAGTAGTTCTCTCCCTTGATGACATTATTCAACAATACATGAATAATGTTGTAGTTTATAAAGGTAAATTGGTTAAAGTGGTAGATGTTAAGGGAGATAAAACTGTCAAGATTAAAGACTTGGAGAGCCAAAAGCAAGCCGTAGTTGGATTTAATCTGAAAGACTTTAGACCTCCTAAGGAACGTCTCGGTATGGTGAATGTTGCTGATTCTGTTATTCATCTGTCACGAATTCCAGTACGTAAGATGGAGATTGGTCTTAATGGTAAAAACCTTAAGATGACTTATCTTGGTTGCCCTTACCCACAAGGTTTGAGGGAAACTCAGACTATGTTGAAAGGATATGACCTTCCTGAAGTAGCAGATACGTATTTCAATCGTTATCCTGTGTTCCCTAAAGCATTTAAGAAGGCCATTGACTCACAAGGTACATGTGCTTTCGATAGACAATTTGCTGTGGATTTCAACGGCAATATCTATTACAAACAAATGGCTGTAGGAACTGTTCCGCTGAAAGCAAAGAATGTCAATGACATTGTGTTTTCAGATAAATTTAAATATCTTTCAATCCTTTTGGACGGAAATCATGAGAAAACTATTGGAATTACTTGCAAAGCCTGAGCAAGCTGGAGACTTTGGCATTGAAATTGAGGTGGAAGGTGACAATCTTGTACCTCTCAATGACATGTACTGGCGTAGTGAGAGAGATGGTTCCTTACGTGGCGGATTGGAATACATCTTCGTTAAGCCAGTAGGTTTAAAACATGTCCCAGCATTGCTTAAGCATCTGGTGAAGCATTTTGATGCTAATAAGTCTAAGCTTGATTTCTCCTTCCGTACTAGTGTACATGTGCATTTGAACATGCAACACTATACGTATGATCAACTCCTAAACACCATCTATACGTACATCCTCCTTGAGGAACCGTTGATGAATTTCTGTGGTGAAGATCGTAAAGCTAATCGTTTCTGCTTACGTCTTGCAGATGCTGAAGGTGCAATGGAAGTGTTTACCATGCTCTTTAGTAATGGTGAGCAATCTATCTTTAAGATTCCTGCTGATAAGATGAGGTATGCAGCTATTAACATTGAATCTCTCAATAAATATGGGAGCTTAGAATTTAGGGCTATGCAAGGTAATCTTGATGTAGAACGTATCACTACGTGGTGTAAATGTATTGAGAAGATTCGTGCATTTGCATGTAAGTTTGAATCTCCATCAGAGATTTACAACTTCTATGTTGAGAAGGAAGCAGAGCAATTCTTTAACGAAGTGCTGCAAGAAGTTGCTCCTAAATTCACTGGTGAGGACTTGGCTAGGAGTATTCGTCAGAGCTTCTCCTTGTCTATTGATCTCCCTTTCGTATATCTGAACAGCAGGAAGAAGGTAGAAGCATCTAAGCTTAAAGGGGCTGGTGCTCCTCCTATGCCGGGAGCGGTGAAATGGGATGAACTGGTTGCTGGTGCAGGTGAATTTAATGCTAGGATGATTAGACCAGCTCCAATGCGTGTTGAGATTGCTCGTCCGGGGCTTTGGATTGTAGATGATATTGAACAAGGAGCTGCATAATGCAAATTCGTTTACTGTGTACTGATGTACATTCTGAGAGTGCTAAGCGATTAGCTGATGTTCTTACGGAACAGCTTGGCTACAAAGTTTATCGTTCCGATAAGGTGATCCCTAATCGTTGTCATATTCGTTATGGGGATCAACGGGATAAGCTTGTTCAATATAAATACTTTCGTAAGAATGGATTGAACTTTCCTTGGTTTACTGAGTCTAAAGAGGATGCTAAAGAGGCAATGGAGATTGGATACGCAGGTTCTATGCTTTGCCGACTGACTCTTAAAGGTCAGGAAGGTCATGGAATTGTAATTGCTGATACTCCTGATCAATTGGTAGATGCTCCTGTATACGTAGAATATCAGGAGAAGACGATTGAATATCGTGTTAATCTCTTAGGTGGCAGTAATGGTACTGAAGTGATTAATGTACGTGAGAAACGTCGTAAGAACGGTTTTGAAGGTGGTGAACCACGTATCCGTAATGTAGAGAATGGATATGTCTATTGTATTCCTAGGGGTAAGGTGCCAGATGCAATTATTCAGACAGCCATTGAAGCTTCATACGTCACTGATTCTAATATTGTTGGTGTGGATGTAGCATATAACGCTAAGACAGGACAGCATTTCCTGTTAGAAGTTAATAGTGCCCCATCAATGGAAGGTGTTACAGTGGCAGATTACGCTGGTGCTATCATTAACATGCATAAGGATATTTACGAATGAACATATACAAACCCCCACATAAACATGTGGGTGATAAAGACAAGCCCGGACAGATTGTAAATCATCCTGCCCTCAATCAGGATAAATCATTAGCGAAAGCTATTGAGGAATATAAAGATGAACAGGGAAAAGGGAATAAGATTTCTTCTTACGACTATATTGAATTGCAACGGTTCTTTAACTCGATGAACAGTAGATAATTTAAGGATAAATTATTATGAAAAAGCTTTTGTTTGTATTAGCTCTCCTTTGCGGAGCTGCTCAGGCGGATGTTGGGGATAAACATATTGTGGTGCATGGATTTAGCCATCACACTGTAGAACGTCCTAAACCTCCAGCATGGAATGAAACTAATCCGGGACTTGGTATTCGCTATGAACTCTATGACGATGTTTCCTTTCAAGCTGGATTCTATAAGAATAGCTTTTACAAACGAAGCTATTATGGTGTTGTTGATTACACTCCATTATCTATTGGTAAGCTGAGCGCTGGTGGATTCTTAGGAATTGCTAGTGGCTACACTGATAAAACTGGTATTGCTGGTGGAGCAATTGTCCGTTGGCAAGAGAAGCGTTATAGCACTGCTATAAGGGTAATTCCCGGCGGTAAATATAACATTGTAGCAATTGAAATAGGAGTGAAATTCTAATTATGTTTACTGTCGGTTGTATCTTTCTCATCATTTCACATATAGCTAATGAGCTTAATGTAGATGTATGGAGAAATCCTGAAAATGAAACCATCGATTGGGCGTGTGCAATCGCCAATGTAATTGGTGGTGCTTTAGTAATTGCATCAATTTTAACGTTAACTTGGAGATATTTACCATGAAAAAGAGTATTCTTGCAACATTGATTGCAATTGGTTTAGTTGGCTGTTCTAATGAAAAAGTAGCACCTGAATTAGTGTACATTGGTGCATTAGGTTGTAACACTCTTGGTCTTCAGTTTGAAGGTGTTACACAGAAATTTGATTGGTATCAAGATACAATTACTTTAACAGTAAATTGTGGTCAAAATATTCAGATCATTATCAATGAACTCCCTAAAAACCCTCAACTATCTGCTCCAGCTAAGACTCCCTCTAAAGCTTTGAAGGATGCGTAATGTATTCAATTACATTATGGATACTCCTTACTCCAGCCGCTAACAATAGACCTCCTATTGTTATTGATAATTTCTCTTCTGAACAATCTTGTTTAGTAGTCGCTGAACAGGTATGGGAAAAGAATAGAGATAGAGCTGCTTGTATCAAAGCAACCGTATTAAGGTATAAAATATGATTAGCGAAGTGGATTTACGGGATTGGGAGAATAGAATCTCTACTGCTAGACATTCATTAGCACGTATTGAGACAGATACTGGTCCAGATGTATCGCTTGATACGATTAATGACTTTATTAATCAAGTACAAAAGCTTGTAACTGTACAACAGAAACAAGTGGCAGCTTTGTTTAAGCCGAAGGGAAGGTTATGACTATCGCCTATGTTGTATACGAATATAACTATGATGATTCAATGGTTCATTACGTAGCTTCATCTAAAAAACTTGCTAATCAATGGATAGATAAGTATTGTTATAAAAAATCTGATAAGCATAAATGTAATTTCGTAATTATTGAGAAATTGATTGATGAGTAAATTTGAACGTGATTTAAATAGAAGCCTCCTTGCATGGTTGAAAAGGAATAAATATGGAATTTAAACCGTGGCCTAAAATCACTCGTGTAGAGAATAGGCGTCAACCTATCTTCACTGAAAAGCTTGATGGCACTAACGCATGTATTGCCATTAGTGAAGATGGTGAATTTATGTGCCAATCACGTAATCAAATTATCACACCACATAATGACAATTATGGATTTGCAACATGGGTATATAAGAATAAAGAAAAGCTAATGTTGCTTGGTAAAGGATACCACTACGGTGAGTGGTGGGGACTTGGAATTGGTAGAGGATATGAACAAAAAGAGAAGAAATTCTCTATGTTTAACGTAGCACGATGGAGTAATCAGGAAAATCCTATCCCTGAATTGGTGAGTTGTGTTCCTTTTCTTCCTGTTCAAACCATTGAAGATGCAAGGGAATTTTTAAAAGTAAATGGAAGCGTAGCAGCTCCCGGTTACATGCGTCCAGAAGGTGCTGTTATGTATGATCCTGATACAAAGACGTGCTTTAAAATTATTATTGATAAATGAGCAAATGTATAGAAAAACTCCCACATAGAACAGATAAATGTAATAGTGCTAATGGTTTACAGGTGTTTGCTAAGGAAGGTGGAGGGTATGATGGTTTCTGCTTCTCATGCGGAACATACGTCCCTTCTCCTTACGAAGACAAGCCTGCAGACTATAAACCTGTACGTGTTGTAAAGACCAAAGAACAGATTGATGCTGAGATAGAAGAGATTCATGAATACGCCACCTGTGATCTAAAAGATCGCTCACTGCGTCGCGAATCTCTAGAACACTACGGCATTAAGATTGGTGTGTCTGAACAAGATGGTATTACTCCTATCAGTCATTATTATCCTTATAAGCGTGATGGAAACATTACAGGATATAAGGTGAGGTTGATTGAAGGTAAACGTATCTGGAGTGTGGGAGAATTAAAAGATGTATCATTATTTGGATGGGATGTTGCAGTTGCTACTGGCGGTAAAAAGCTTTTCATTACAGAAGGTGAGCTTGATGCTGTCGCTCTATTCCAAATCTTTAAAGACCATAACAGGGGCACTGCTTACGCAGATTTTAATCCTGCTATTGTGTCTCTTGCTCATGGTGCAGGTGGTGCAGCTAAAGAGCTAGGGAAAGCCATTAAGGATATTAGGGAGCATTTCAAAGAAATCGTCCTAGTATTTGATATGGATGAAGCAGGCAGGAAAGCTGCTGACGAAGTGATTCGTATCATTCCTGATGCTATGGTGGCTAATCTTCCAGCTAAGGATGCTAACGAATGTCTTATTCAAGGGCGTTCTAAAGCTTGCTACAATGCATGTCAGTTTAATGCACAGAAGCCTAAGAACACTAGATTGGTCTCAGGAGACGATTTACATGAGAAGGCTAAGCAAGCCCCTGTGTACGGTGTTTCGTGGCCTTGGAAGCACGTTACAGAGGCTACACGAGGCATTCGTACAGGTGAAACAGTTTATATTGGGGCAGGACAGAAGCAAGGAAAGAGTGAGATCGTTAACACTCTGGCAGCGCATTTTATTGCTGAGCACAAATGGAAGGTATTTCTTGTTAAGCCTGAGGAGGCTAACAATAAAACTTATAAGCTTGTTGCTGGTAAGCTCGTTGGTAAGTTTTTTCATGATCCTACCAAACCTTTCGACGGGGATGCTTACGACAAGGCAGGCGATATATTGCGTGGGCATTTGTATATGCTCAATTTGTATCAACACGTGGATTTTAATACGCTTAAGGGTGATATAAGGCAAGCAGCATTAGAAGGCTGTAAAGCTATCATCATTGATCCTATTACTAATTTCACTAACGGAATGGAAGCGGCACAGGCTAATGTTAAATTACAAGAGATTGCTCAGGAACTTGCAGCCATGGCTCTTGATCTGGATGTTGTTATTTTTATCTTCTGTCATTTACGTAATCCTGATTCTGGTCCTCCCCATGAGCGTGGTGGGGAAGTTCTTAGCAGTCAGTTTGCTGGTAGTAGGGCTATGGCTCGTTCGTGTAATCTTATGCTTGGGTTGGAAGGGAACAGAGACCCAAACCTCAAACCAGAAGAAAGAAACCTAAGAACTCTTGTTCTTCTTGAGGATAGAGAGTTTGGTGAAACTGGTAGATATAAGCTCTATTGGGATAATAAGACTGGACTATTTAATGAAATCTAAAGAACCTGCCATAATCTGCGCATGGTGTGAAAAAGAGAAGCCTGAAGAAAACAGTCAGGCTCTTTATAACATAGGTAGAGTTTGTGAACAATGTATAGACGAAAATTACAATAATAGGTCTGGGTATTGTTCTGACTTCTGTGCAATGGGATGTGGTTGTGATGGAAGTTGTTAAATATGTATTTTGAAAATCCACAAGCCATGTTTGAATACCATTTTAATGGTTTATATAAATGGCACGAACAAAGACCAGAAACTCATGAAAGATGGAAAAGAATATGGGAATCTTGTCGAAAAACATAGAAAGGGGAGATAGATGGCTATTCCCACTATTGAAGAGCATTACGTAACACATTATTCAAAACTTGTTAAACGTATGACGTTCAGGGCTGGTGAGCAATGGAGTGCGGAAGATATCGTACAAGAAGCTTACACTAGATCAATTTTATATTGGAAGAGTTTTGATGGAACCAATTACGATAGGTGGCTAAACACCATTCTAAATAATTGTTTACGTGAACATAAGAATGCTGTTAAAGGCATTACGACAGTAGAATTTGATGAGGAAGAAGCTGAAGGCGTAGATTGTTCTTCTTATTCTGGACACGTAATGGCACATGTGTATCAGTTGATTGAACAGAAGAGTGATGTACAGCGAGAGGTGTTGATGTTGTATTTCCATCAGGAATATACAGCTATTGATATTAGTCGTATCACTCCTTATACGTATTCACAGATTCATCAGATTGTACAGAGATTTAGAAATGAATTGAAGGAGATGTATCGTGAGTAAAGAAAAACTTCATTGGTTGCTCCGATATCTAGAACTAATTGATCCAAATCCTGATCAAAATAAATATGAAAAGGAAATGATTAAATTAATTCTTCTAGATGAAGAAGAGGATGCCGATGGCTAACGTATTATTCTGTTCCGATTTACATTTTGGACATAAGAACATTCACACCTTCCGTCCCGGAATGGATAGTGAAGAGGACAATCGTTGGCGTATTTGTGAAGATTGGCGTAAACGAGTAAGTAAACGAGACATTGTTTATGTACTTGGAGATGCTTGTTTTACTATGGATACCATATTTGAATTTGGAGACCTTCCCGGTAAGAAGATTCTAATTCGTGGTAATCATGACCTGTTAGATACTCAGGTATATTTAAAGTATTTTGATGGAGTGTATGGGTTGTTGAAATATAAAGAGTTTTGGCTTAGCCATGCCCCTATTCATCCCGTAGAACTTCGTAACAAAGTTAATCTTCACGGACATGTTCATTATGCAACTATTCCTGACAAACGTTATCTAAACTGTTGTCCAGAGAATTTGTATCCAAACTTTGGGAGTTATCTGATTTCCTTAGATGAAGTGAGACAACATTTGAAACAACCATGAAAATTGTATTTGGTGATTTAGAAGCAAACGGACTAATCCCAACAGCTACTAGGGTTTGGTGTGGAGTATTTAAGGATTTAAACACTCACGAGGTAGTTAAATTCCGTCCACATCAGATTAAAGAGATGCTTGCCTATATGGACACTATCGACGTGCTAATCATGCACAACGGTATTGGATATGACTGGCCTCTCCTTAAGAAGTTGTATGGATATGTGTTTAAGGGGAAGCGTGTAGACACCTTAATCATGTCTAGGCTTCTAAATCCCAAACGCATTGTTCCATACAATTGTCCTAACAAAGGGATAGGTCCTCATAGTATTGAAGCTTGGGGATGGAGAGTAGGGAGAGGAAAGCCTGAGCATAACGATTGGACAGTCTTCACTGAGGATATGCTACATCGTTGTTCTGAGGACGTAGAGATTCTCCAATTAGTGTACGAAGAATTGTTGAAGGAAGCTGGAGACGGTAACTGGAGACAAGCATTCCTAATGTCTTTTGAACTGTTTGAAAACTTACATCGTCAAGAACAGTTTGGTTGGTTGGCTGATCAGGAACATATGGAGTTCTGTATTAGACAACTCACTAAATGGATGGATCGTATTGATAGAGTTGTTATTCCTAGGCTTCCAAAAGTATTGGAGGTAGAAGAACTTAAAGAAAAAGGTGAATATAAGTATGTCAAAAAACCCTTCCTCAAGAGTGGGAAGTATTCCGAAAGTGTTGTTACTTGGTGTGATCGGACTGGTATTTCTATTGACAATTGTCCCGTCGTTGGCTGTTATAGCAGGGTGGCTTTTCGCCCCATTGATTTAAATAGCGGACTAGAGACAAAAGAACTTCTCCTCTCACAAGGATGGGAACCATTAGAATGGAATACAAATGACAATGGAGAGCGCACATCCCCGAAACTATCAAAGGATGATCCTTTCGAGGGAGTTGAGGGAAAAGTTGGAAAACTTATTGCTAGACGTGTACAGTGCAGGCACAGACGATCTAGTATTGAGGGTCTTAAAGAGCTTATCAGACCAGATGGACGCATCGCATCAGCAGTTAATACGCTTGCGGTAACTGGAAGAGCTACTCACAGAGGGATTGTAAATATTCCTAAGGCGGGAAGCTTCTATGGTAATCAGATGCGTCAAATCTTTATCTGTCCTGAAGGCAAGGTAGTTGTAGGAACTGACTCCGATAGTTGTCAGCTTCGTATGCTTGCTGGACGAATGGGGGGTAAGGCTTACATTGAAGCTCTGGTGAATGGTGATAAGAAAAAGGGTACAGATAATCATTCAATGACAATGAAGATTGGTGGTCTCGAAAGTAGAGACATTGCCAAGAACGTAATGTATTGTTTGTTGTTTGGAGGTGGTGATCCTAAACTAGGACGTACTGCTAAGAAACCCGGAGAAGGTAAGGAACTTAGAGCTAAGCTATATCAAGAGCTTGAAGGCCTTGGTGAGCTTATGGAAAGATTAACGATAGAGTGGAAGGACTCAGCACGACAGAGATTTAATGCAAAGTTCAGTCGGATGGAATACTTCGATGGAACTATTACAGGTTTAGATGGTCGACCTATTAAGGTGCCTTCTGAACACATGTTGTTAGTGTACTTATTACAATCGGATGAGGCCATAATGATGGCAAAAGCCTATAACAGATTTCATGAACGAATGACTACTCTAGGGTATACATTTGGAAAAGAATATGGAACTGTTTGCTGGTATCACGACGAATTCACTGTTGAATGCGATAAAGATATTGCAGAGATTGTGAAGAAGGAAAGTGAAGATTCAATTGTATGGGCAGGAAAATTTTATAACATTCAATGTCCTCATGTAGGACAAGGTAAAATAGGAAAGAATTGGTATGACATTCATTAAAGCAAAATCAGTAGATAGTATTCTTGGTGCATTCACTAAGGCTATTAAGGATTTGGAACAACTGGCTCAAGATAAAGCTATTGAAGCTGTTGAGAACGAAGAGAAAGCAGCTAAGTATCTCAATGATGCTAACAAAGCTAATACAGAAGCTAATCGTGCTATTCAAGCATCTATCAAAATTAAATCAATCACAGAATAATTTAAGGATATAAATTCATGTCTAAAGAAAATAACAAACCAGAGCTTAAAGCAGTGCCAAGTGGAGAAGCCTCAGTGCTTGGAGAATTTAAAAGTAAAAAGAATAACCTGAGTATCATCTTCCGTCCTACTATTCGTAATGAAGTAGTTGGATATTATGAAATGATTGGTAATCCAAAACCACTGGATTTCAAAGGCCCAGACTTTAACGATATCAAGGGATATTCAATCAATGGTCCATTTCTTGTGGTACTGTTGAAAGATGACACACAATATGTCTATCCTCTGGAAGACATTGCTCGTATTAAAACTTACGTAACGGAATAATTAAACATGGCTCTTAACGCTAATAAACCTCAGGCTGGTGGTAAGAAATTTGCCCCACAAGAAAACATTAAAGCAGGTGTCTATCCTGCTCGATTGGTTCAACTGATTGATCTGGGCCTTCAGCCTCAGAAACCATATCAAGGTAAGGACAAGCCTCCTGTCCAAGAAATCATGCTTACGTATGAACTCGTAGATGAATTCATGAAGGATGAAGAAGGGAATGACATTGAAGATAAACCACGTTGGGTTAGCGAGACGCTTCCTTTCCATGGATTGTTTGCAGATAAGGCTAAGAGTACACAACGTTATCTGGCATTTGATCCTGATCAAAAACTGTATGAAGGTGACTTCGCTAAAGCTGTAGGTAGTCCTATCGTCGTAGCTATTGTCAATAACGCAGTGGGTGATAAGATTTACGATAATGTAGGTACTATCTCTGCTATGCGTCCTCGTGATGCAGTGAATTGTCCAGAGCTGAAAAATCCTACTAAGGTGTTTGACTTGGATGCTCCAGATATGGAAGCTTTCAATACGATGCCTAAATGGGTGCAGGATAAGATTAAGGGTAATCTTAATTACGCAGGTAGTGCTCTTCAGAAAGCTCTTGGTGACAAGGGTTCTCCTGAGAAGGATGATCCTAAAGCAGAGATTGCTAAAGAAGATGCTCCTGACGCAGGTAAAAATCCTTACTGATGCAACCCCTAATCGATGCCGATGTTCTGAGATATGAAGTAGGCTTCGCAGCGGAGGCAGGCTGGCAACAAGCTGGCTTTCCTCCGTTTGATTATGCTGCTGAAATCTTAGATAACAGGATAGGTAATATCTGTGCTGTTGTTGAAGCTAAGCATCCTCCTATACTCTACCTAACTGGTAAGGGTAATTTTAGGTATGAGATTGCTAAACGTCAACCTTATAAAGATCGTCCAAGTGCAAAGCCTTGGCATTTCCATAACTTAACAGCGTACATGCTGTGTAAATACAATGTCATCATCTCAGAAGGAATGGAAGCAGATGATCTTATGGCCCTTGAGCAAACAAGAAGAATGCTTGGAGGGGAACCCGAAAGCATTATCTGCACAAGAGATAAAGACCTTAGACAGGTATATGGCTGGCATTATGGATGGGAGCTTGGTAACCAGCCCTCGTTTGGACCGTATAATGTCACCGATTTTGGAGAAATTAAGCTATCATCTGACAGAAAATCGATTAAAGGCTGGGGAGAAAAGTTCTTCTGGAGTCAGTGTTTAACTGGTGACAGAGTAGATAGTATTCCCGGAATTGATGGTATGGGGGCTGTAGGAGCGTTTAACATCTTAGAACGTACCAAGGGTACATATGAGGCGTTTAATGCTGTCCTAGAGGCTTATAGGGTTGTCTATGGGGATGATGCAGAGAAGGAATTGCTTGAACAAGGAAGGCTTTTATATATGACTAGAAAACTTAATGAAGATGGCACTCCTGTGCTGTGGGAATTACCTAATGAGTAAATATAGATTAAGTGAAGGTCCAGCAGACTTTGAATATAAAGCCATGTTGGAGTGGAGAATGTGTTCTGATCCTTTTCCTGTATCTGAAACTAAACAACTCTATATAGATCAATACCTCGATTATATTGCTAGAGAGTTTGGATATGAGGATTGGATAGATGCCTACCACAAAATCAAATAAGACACGCAATGGAAACCAATGGACTGAATCCAGATATAATTCCTTCGTCAAGGGGGGACTTAGAAGCGCAAGTCAGCGATGGCCTCCAAAATATCAGGCACTTGCTGAATCTTGCGTGGGACAACGCATCAACCCCAAATCAGGCAGACTTGCTAAGTTCTATAAATGTGCGAGTTGCAAGAATGATTTTGTTGCAAAAGAGGTTGAGGTTAATCACATCATTCCAGTAGTTCCTGTAACTGGCTTCGACAGTTGGGACGGCGTGGTGTCTCGTTTATTCTGTGAGAAAGAATATTTAGAGGTGGTATGTAAGCCATGCCACAAATTAATTAGTAAACAAGAAAATGTCGAAAGAAAGCAATCTAAAAACATTTAATGAATGGTCTGGATTGGGATATAAAATTAACAAAGGCTCCAAAGCAACACGCATTTGTGGACTTAATTATTTTAATAAATCTCAAGTGACTTATACTAGACGTTCAAATGGTTCTAGAGGATACCATTGGATTGGTACAGACCCAACAAGTAGAGGGTCTCTCAATTATGATGAAGAGTATGATGAAGATCATTATACGAATAATCCTCTATTTTGTGATTACCTCGGTAGAAAATATTAAAAGAAAGTTAAATAAATGATTGATAAGAACACGTATAAAGGTTTCTCACTGTTCAACGATATCGAAGACTACATTCTTCGTACACGTAATCGCGCTGTAGTGTTAGCCAATATGGCTGAAGACAATTCTAAATCTCGTCTCATCAACGCTAAAGGTGCTAGCCTTATCTTGGGATATTTCCAACAAGTTCCAGCAGATGAAAGAGCAGATGTTAAATCAAAATTCGCAAATGTCATGGCAGAGCGCGGATTTCGACTCGTCGCATAATAAGGTTTATAAGAAACTAATGGAAAAACTTAACGTAGGTGTTAAGAACGATCAAGACAAACCTCGTATGGAGCTTCTCGATGCAGAAGCTCTAGAGGGTATTGCTGCTGTTCTTACATTTGGAGCTAAAAAATATGCAGCTAACAACTGGCGGAATGGTATTTCTAACTCTCGTCTTGTCGGGGCTTTGCTTAGACATATTTTTGCTATCCTTCGTGGAGAAACTACAGACCCTGAAAGTGGGCTTCCGCATATCGACCATGCTGGTTGTTGCTGGATGTTTCTCTCTAGTAATATGAAATCTAGACCAGAAATGGATGACCTATGGAAACCTTAAGTGATAAAATCAGGCAGTGTAAAGATGGTGTTGTTAAAAACCCATATCAAGGCACTGATAAGAAAGTTGTGTTTGTGTGTAGCATGGGCATTCTACGTAGCGCTACTGGTGCTCGTCTGTATGCTCATAAGTATAACACTCGTACTGCAGGTACTTATCCCGATGCTTTGGTGCCTCTTAGCCCAATCCTCGTGGCATGGGCTGATGAATTAGTGTTTGTGAATAAAGATAATTACAATTTCTTTACTAAGAATATTGATAGGGAGCTGTTTGCAGATTTGAATATTAAAGTGTTGAACATACCTGATTGCTACGAGCATATGCATCCAAAATTGATTGAAGCTTTCAAGGAGCAATATGAAGATATCTAAGATGGAAGCCACCTATGTCAACCACATGGGGGATGATCTTAGTGTTGTTAACGCAGCACGAGTTAGCTTTCATAAAGAATCTACATGGAAATACGATGAATGGACTGACCCTCCCACTGGTGAAACAGTAGAGAGTGCAGCAGCTAAAGGTTATCCTGTTAGGATTATTAAACACAATCCACATCTGAGTAAGGGTGATGAAAAACTTATTAATTATCTTGCTAAGCATAAGCATTTCTCTCCCTTCAATCATGCTTTTATGTCTTTTCGTATCAAAGCTCCTATCTTTGTGGCACGGCAGCTAGTAAAGCATAAGTTTATGCCTTGGAACGAAGTGTCCCGGAGGTACGTAGATGATGAACCTGAGTTCTTCTATCCAGAAGTGTGGCGTGCTAAAGCAGAGAATGTAAAACAAGGAAGTGCTGATATTGGCACTCCTATGCAATGTTTCTACGCTATTGACGCTGAATCTGAAAAGTTCAAGGGACACACAGAACTTTATAGTCACAAAGATGTAAATGAACTTTGTCTTTCTGTCTATCGTGACATGTTAGATCAAGGTGTAGCTCCTGAACAAGCTCGTATGGTGTTGCCTCAGAACATGATGACGGAATGGATTTGGAGTGGTACTCTCGGAGCGTATGCAGATATGCTTCGTTTACGTTTAGACCCACACACTCAGGCTGAAAGCAGAGAAATGGCTCAGATGATTTATAAGAAAGTTGAAGAACTTTTCCCTGTTAGTATTAAAGCCCTATTGGAAGCTTAATGAAACGTATGAGAAATTGGATAGGGTATCCTATCTTAGCTGTAGGTGTTATCTTGGTAGGTATTGGGATGGTCTTACGACATGGTTTCAATGGAGCTACTATTAGACTCAATAAAATGACAGATTCAATTAAGAAAGTACAAGAATGAGTAAGATTATGGTATTGCCTGACATTCAGGCCAAAGATGGTGTTGACTTCTCTTACCTTCGTAAGATTGGACAATATATTTGTGAGAAACGTCCAGACACTATTGTGTGTATTGGTGATTTGGCAGACATGGCTTCGCTATCATCTTTTGACGTGGGTAAGAAATCCTTTGAAGGTAGACGTTACACTAAGGATGTACAAGCAGCTATTGATGCTCAGACGGCTCTGTGGGCTCCTGTACGTGCTCTCAATGCTCAACAGCGACGTAATGGTAAGAAGATTTATGATCCTCGTACTGTCCTCACTCTTGGTAATCATGAAGAACGAATCAATCGTGCTATTAACAATGATGCTAAGCTTGAAGGTTTGATTTCTATTAATGATTTAAAATATAATGATTACTGGCAAGAAGTTTATCCGTTCCTCGAAACGGTTGTTATCGACGGCATTGCTTTTAGTCATTATTTTGTTACTGGAGTTGCTGGGCGTCCTAGCTCTACGGCTAACGCGCAGCTTAATAAGCAACACATGAGCTGTGTGGCGGGTCATCAACAAGGATTCCAGATTGCTTCAGCGCATAGGGCAGATGGTACTCGTCTCACTTCTATTATTGCTGGTAGTTGTTATGAACATGATGAGGATTACATGGGTCCACAAGGTAATAAACATTGGAGAGGTTTCCTGATGTTGCATGAAGTGAATAACGGTAGCTTTGATTTCATGCAAGTGTCTCTAGATTATATCAATAAGAAATACGACTAATGGAAATTGAAATCAGATTAGGTTATCTAGCTGGTTTCTTTGATGGCGAAGGGTGTGTTTCTGTTGGAGACAATGGAAATATTGCTCTTCGTGTAATTAATACAAATTTAGAAGTTTTAGAGCTGTTTAAAGAAAAATTAGGCGGTTCAATTGGTAGTCGTACACAGATTGTCAATAAGAAACAATATACTTGGAGTGTATACGGAAACAATGCTTTAAAAGTTGCTTCTGTATTATCTCCATATTGTATTGAAAAGAAACTACAACTAGAAGAAATTGTAAATTGGTATAATAGACGACAACATTTTGTTCGTTTGCGGAAACCAAAAGGTAAAGGTTGGGATGCTGATCCTAATCGCATAATTGCCATTAAAGAAACACAAGAACTATTAACGAAAATGAAGATGGGAGATTATGCAAAACAATGAACCTTCACTAAGAAGTCAATTAATTACTCGACGTACCTATTCACGTCCTCTGGACGAAGCGGGTGTAGTATTTGAGAATTGGCCTCAAACTGTAGATCGAGTAATTGGTCATCAGTCTTGGCTGTGGGAACGTGTTAGTAAAAATGAAATGGGTATGTTGTCGTATGATGAGGTTATGGAGCTTGAAGAACTTCGTCAACTGATGATGGAACGCAAAGTTCTCACATCAGGTCGTACTCTCTGGCTAGGTGGCACTGAAGTAGCTAAGCGTCGTGAAGCCTCTCAATTCAATTGTTCCTTTACGAAAGTGGAGAGTGTATATGATGTGGTTGATGTTCTTTGGTTGCTTATGCAAGGTTGTGGAGTGGGCTTTAGGCCGGTGGTGGGTCAACTCACTGGCTTTAGCTCTCCAATATCAGAGCTTGAAATCATTAGAAGCACTAGAACAGCAAAAGGAGGAAATCAAGAAAATGAAGAAACCTTTATTGACGGAGTGTGGACAATCAAAGTTGGAGACTCAGCAGAAGCTTGGAGTAAGTCCATCGGTAAGTTGGTCGCTCATAAGTTTCCCGCCCGTAAACTTGTACTCGATTTCTCCGAGATTAGACCAGCAGGTGAAAGGTTAAAAGGATATGGATGGATTTCTAGTGGTGATGCAAGCATTGCTACAGCCTATAGGGCTATTTTTGATATTCTTAATCGTCGCAGTGGCAGCTTACTTTCGCGTATTGATATACTTGATACGGTCAATTGGCTTGGAACTGTACTATCGTCTCGCAGAAGCGCAGAGATTGCGTTATTTGAATATGGAGAAGACGAATGGGAAGAATTTGCAGTAGCGAAAGAAAATTGGTGGGAAAATAATGTTCAACGTGCACAATCAAACAACTCTCTCTTATTCAGAACTAAACCGTCTAGAGGAGAGCTTGCTGGTATCTTTAAACTCATGGTTGATTCAGGAGGGTCTGAGCCCGGTTTTATTAACGCTCAGGCAGCTACCCGAAGAGCCCCATGGTTCCAAGGAACTAATCCTTGTGCTGAAATTCTCTTAGGTAATAAGAGCTTTTGTAATTTAACGGAGGTAGATGTTGCTAAATTCAAGGGAGACAGTGCAGGACTTAGACGAGCTATCCACATTGCTGCTAGAGCAAATTACCGGCAAACATGTGTTAATCTTCTTGACGGGATTCTTCAAGAGGCATGGCATCTCAACAATGAGTTCCTCAGACTCTGTGGTGTTGGACTTACTGGTATCGTCAGAAGGCCTGATCTTAGCCCTTACGACTACAGCGAGCTTCAAAGAGTTGCTACAGCAGGAGCTTATGGAATGGCTGACGAATTGGGACTTCCACGTCCTAAAAATGTTACCACCATCAAGCCTTCGGGGACGCTATCCAAGGTCATGGACACGACTGAGGGTGTACACAAGCCGCTCGGAAAGTACATCTTCAATAGTGTTAACTTCGGAAAACATGATCCCCTCATTCTACTGTGTCGCGCTGCTGGATACAAAGTCATTGATAACCCTACTGATCCCGAAGCAGTGCTTATCACGTTTCCAGTAAAATGGGATGGTGTACATTTTGATAAATTTGTTAAAGACGGTGTAGAACTGGAAGTAAATCTTGAATCAGCTATTACACAGCTTGAGCGTTATAAAATGCTTATGCAAAACTGGTGTCAACAAAATGTTTCAGCAACAATCTCCTACAGCGTGGACGAGGTTGAAGGAATCATTGATTGGCTTATGGATAATTGGGATGTTTATATTGGGGTTAGCTTTCTATTTAGAGCAGACCCTACTAAATCAGCCAAAGATCTCGGATACTTATATCTGCCACAAGCAGTAGTTACTAAAAAGGAATATGAAGATTATGTTGCTAACATTCAACCTATCGAGCTTAACAAAGCGAATGACATTGATGCCCCTCTTGAAGAAGATTGCATCGGTGGTGTATGCCCTGTTCGGTAAGAGAGAATATAGATGATTGAGTTTAAACCTTATGAATCAAAACCTATTGTTAGGATGGCTTATCAAATTACTGATAAAGATTCTGTTGAAGAAGGTTTTGACGGAACATCAACGTGGTTTATTGGAATGCTTACTTTTAAAGCATATCAAGAACCTAAAGTTGGTGATTGGATTGTACGTCTTACAGAAGAGGATACATATCACGTAACAGATGAAGTGTTTCGTGAACGTAATATAGTAAATGATTGAAATTCGTAATGGATGTACAGTATTTGGATTTGATGAGGACACACAACTCATTACTTGGGAGTATATAGATGCTAAGTCTGCAGGAATCATTAGAACCTATTTCACATCTCCTGCACTCCAATCCCCTAAGATTGGTGACTTCATTAGTGACGACTTCCGATTAGTTCCTCGTACAGAGCCTAAAATCATTCCTAGTGAACGAGATAGGTTCCGTGAGGATAAAGATTACACCTACAGACGCTAATGTGGGGAATGATTGATTACAGAGCAGAACATGGGTGTGTGATGGTAGTTCCTGTCGATAAAAAAGGGAATGTCCTTCCTCCCCATATTCTCTCCGAAGATTGTATATGTGAGCCTGATGCTGAATACCATTCAGAGACAGGCTATTACGTTGTTGTTCATCACGGACCTGATAACGTATAGACAAAAGAAAAGCCGCCCGAGGATTACTCCAGAGGCGGCTATTTTTATTTCTTCTTCCTTTTGTCGTACTGATTTAAAGCACGATTCTTAGAAGCAGACATTACTTGTGTATTGCTTTTCTTGTTATTACGAGGATTAGAATCTTTATGATCAATATCCTTCCCATCTCCCTTACGCACCTTTCCATCCTTCATCGCCTCGCTGCGAGCAGCATTACGAGAAGCCCTGTCCTTCTTGCTGGAAGCCTTGGAATTATATTCACGCTGTCTAATAGAATCAGCCGTAGCGTTCTTCTTAAACTGTCCTTTTTTAGCCATTACTTTTTCTTTCTCTTCACTAGGGTGTCATAATCAGCTTGTAGAATCTTCTTCCTAGCTGGGTCTTTCATGGAATCAATCTCTGCTTTCATCTCAGAGAGAAATGAATCACTAGTCATCTGTACGTCTCTTGCTGCAATCTCTGCAGGAGTGAACATAGCAGCCACCTTCATATCCTTCTCTGTAGGAATGCCTTTAGAGGGCTCAGGAGCCTTTAAAACGATAGGTTGAGGGGGAGGTACACCTGTAGCCTTCTCGGCTGTCTTAGCGGCTTCCTGCCATGGGAATAATCCTTTTACGCTCTGAGGAACAACCTTTACAAACTTATCAGCAAAGTTCTGAGCTTCCTTCTTAGCTTCTTCCCAAGGAGCGGACACTGCTGCCCCCACTCCTTCAGCTACCCCCTTATATCCTTCAACCATCTGCGTAACAGAAGGCTGACTGCCATTTTCTCTAAGTCCTCCTGCAACAATCTTCCTTGCTTGATGCAAAGGAATAGCTGCTGCAATAGGAACTGCTAAGAGAGGGTTTTCAGCAATTGCTTCTCTTGCGAAAGCTCTATGCTCTGGACCTGACAATCGCTGTCTTTCCTCAGGAGTAGTGGCCCTCTCCCTCTCCATGTACAGTTCTGCATGGGATTTAGCCTCCTCCCAAGGAAGAGGATTACTCGGTTCCGCCATTTGTAGCTTTCCTCCAGCTAGATTTAGAGCTAGCGTTACCGCCAACATATTGATAACCGTTACGAACATCGCCCTCCTTCAGACCTTTCATGAAGTATCCGGGCATGTAGATATGTTTATTATCTTCCCAATACTTATTATAGTCTGTAGAGCCTTCCATATGGGCTCCAATATGGATAATTTGATTTATCCCTTGTTGCGCAGTGCGGAGAGTTTCCATAGCCTGACGTTGTGCTCTCAGCTCAACAGGGTTTGTACCAGCTCCTGCTTTAGGTTCAAATACAATACCGCTTCCAGAGAATTTGATATTAACCATATCAGAGATAGCCATAGGGGTTTCTCTAGTGTTCTCTGAACTGATTGGCATAACTGTAGAATCAAATGTCTGAGCACTTGAATTCACTGCCTGTGACATTCTCTCTTGTACACCACGGATGATAGCTGGCTCATACAGGATTTGGAATGTCTTCTTAGCTGTACCAGCAGCAACAGGATCAAGAGCGTTACTCTTAACGAATGCTGCATATTCTGGAGAAGCAAAAAATGAGGCTACACCTTTAAGCTTATCAGGACCAACCCCCTTATCAATCATATCTCCTGTTTGTTTAAGGATGTGATTGACAGAATTAGAAGCTTGGATAGTAGCAATCTCTTTACTAGAAACTTTACCATTCCTCAGATCATTCAATCCACCTTTTAAGAGCTTCAATGTGCTTTCTTCTGCATCAGGATTACCAACCACTTGAGGGATGAAATCTTGACTACCAGTAGGGATACTTCCGAGGATAGCCATTGCTCTAACGCCTTCAGGAGCAGAGCTAAGAGCTAAGCTAGGGTTGTTAGGAAGCAACTGATTAGCAACTACAGCAGCAGCTACTTTAGGATCACCCATAGCCACAAGTTTCATACGAGTAGTGATTGTATTCAATTGATTCTGTAATGCTTCTGCATTCTCTTTAGGATCAATAAGCTTAAGACCCACCTTATTCATTTCATCAAACAATGAACGATAAGGTGCAGCAAGTTCTGGACTAGTTCTAGCAGCAGCTTGTAGAGCCCCACTAATATTCCCAAACCGTTCTCCCAATGATGCCTGAGCCATCTGAGGGGTCATTGTCCCATTACGTACTTGATCTCCTAAAGTCTTAGTGAATTCTTGGAACGCTGTAATATTACTACCTGCAATATCATTCACAAGCTTAAAGCTCAAATCTTTCTCTTCCCTAGCAGCAACTGCTTGGTCAAAGGTTCCTTGAGCACGCTTCTCAGCATTGTCTCTATACTTAGCTGCAATAGCTGCATCAGATTGAATACCAATCTTAGCTGCTTGAATCTGAGCATCCATAGCTGCTGGAGACATACCGGGAAGGAATGTAAACCCTCTCTCACGAGCTTGGGTAATATCAGCTTCCCTACGTTTCTCTTCAGTTTCTACTTTACGTTCAGAATCACCCTTAGCAGTAAATCCTCTAAGAGCTTTACCAGCCTTCTCAAAATCCTCAATAAACTCTCCATATCCAGCAGCGTATTGATTGAAATTGGCCCTACTACGAGCAGCAGCTTGAGAAGGAGTCATCTGACCACTCTCTACAGCATCATTCAAAGTAGTTTCTTGTCTGATGTAAGACTGAACGATTGTGTTCTTACGTTTCTCAGCTTCCTGTTTACGAGACTCAATCATCCCCTTATTAAATACATCTACAATACTAGAGACAACATTCATCCCTACTCCGGGAATGTCTCTACTTTCTGTAGGAGCAATATTAACAGGATTGACAACATTAGCTCCAGCCCCCTGAGGGGCCGAGAGACTAGTTGCTTGTGTGCCAAATTCGGCCATATTTATTCTTTCTTCAAATCTGAGCGGATATGCTCCACATCATCAATACGTTGTAGCATCAATGCTTTCTGTTCATCAGATACAGGCATTTGTTTAACTTGGTCTCTGAGGTTTCCAAGACTAGGAATAGCACTACGCTTCAAGAACATAGAGAGCAGAGCAGCATCCTTTCCTTTCAAATCCTCACCAAGCTTCTGAGCGATGATAGCCAATGCTACAGGATCATCCTGAAACACCTTCATCATCCTGCCAGTTACTTTAGTAATGAACACGGGATCGTTACTTTCCACTTCCAATTTTTCTGCGTAATACCTCTTGATACCTTCGTAAACTTTAATAGTTTCTTCCCTATGGGTTTTAACATCTTTAGACATTTCCATGGAGATTCTATATAGGTCACGAGTATCAGCAGTACCGAAACCAAAAGCTTGAGCCCAAGCCTCAGGAGCACTTACTGTTTGATCAATTGTATTACCATATTGATCATATCTTTTACGAGCGTCTAACAAGATTTTAGCTTTGATGGCATTGTTATATCCAGAGGATATCTTAGCCACTTCGTTCATCACTTGCAGGAACGTTTCAGGCTCTTCATCAATGTCTTCAATAATTCCGAAATAACGGGCCATAGCAGCAATAGCGCTTCTAGCTCTACCACCTTCCTTCAAGAACAACTGTCCAGAGGGACTGTTAGCAATCATTGCTTCAGGTCCACCACTATACATTGCCTCAAAGAATTTAGTCCATCCTGTCATCTCATATGGAGCTAACGAAGAGAAATCAATATTAACATCTTCTCCTAAGAGATTTGTCAATGCTTGATTCATCAGAGCACTCTCCATCCCCCATGTAAACGCTTCTCTCCAGAATGGATCATCAGGAAGAATATCCACTCCTAATGCTTCACTAATCAATAATGTAGGGCCTCCCCACATTAAGATATCAGCTCCAATCATTCTAGCACGTACAGCAGGATCAATTCTACGATTACTCATCTGCAAGAATGCTTTATGAGGAACCTGCATAAACTGCAACACCATTGCTGGAGTTGTTTGATTATACGGCATATCCCCTGCAAAATTCATGTCATAGCTAATAGCTCTGATTTCTGAATAAGCTTCATCCCTTACAGCCTTATTGCTAAGGTCTTGTCCCATACGTATTCTGCGTTCATACACAGCAGCAGCGTGTCCAATAATATTGGCATTCTCACCAATATCAAAACCAATCTGTCTTGTCTTCGTAGGAAGCCATTTAGCTGCTCTAACAAGATTGTTAGTTGTATCTGCAGCTTCTAACAGTGTACCTCTTACGAGATTCTGTTTATCCACTGCATCAAGCAATCCGCTATTATCTAGGAATGTCTCAAACGCCTTCATCTCTGGAGACGCTTTATAAACTCCCATCTTAGAACCGATATAGCTTGCTACAAGCTTCTCAATACTTCCTGTAATCCATCCTCGTGGATTATAAGCGTAAGTGCGTACCATCTGATGAGGCTGGATAATCCACTGACGTAATACGTTACTTCCGATGTACGCCATGAAGGTAGCATTCTTAGCCAAAGCAGTAGGAGCACCTTCCGACATTCCCATAGCGATACGTTCAGCTCTGCTGAGTCCACTATTTCCTAGCATATTAGCTATTGCGTTCATACCCACCTTGAACACATCATCAATAGTATTCAAATATCCGTTTTCCAGATAGTTGATATATTCATACGTGGTACGAGCATCAGCAACTTGCTTGCTAGTTTCTTTACCCTTCAAAGTGATTTCTTGAACGTTCTTAGGCCACCTACGTCCTCCCATTCCGTTAGGAGGGATTACATCAGCGTATTGGTTGATAAACCTAGCCTTAGCTGCTTCCAGCATAGGACGGGCTACTGTACGCCCAGCAATGCTCTTTGCAGACCTTACAGCACTATCTACAGGATTCATGACATAGCTGCCATCTCCTAAGTGGTTAAGGCCGCTGGCGTCTTCTAAGAGCTTCCCACGGTGCCTCTGAGAGATACGTCCACTGGCAGAATTCAAATCCCACCAAGCATCATCATCTCTACGTAAGGCTCGTGCATCTCCACGAACATTATATTCTTTTCCTGTAGACTGAGCCATACGCTTAGCAAAGAATTCTGCTTCTTTCGTATCTCCAGCCACTGCAACGGTTCTGGTCTTAATAACCTTACCGTTCATATCTTTCTCTATCTCGTCTACAAACTTAGGAGCTTTGTATTGAATCTGATAATACCCATCACGATAATTCAATACTTGATCACTGTCTCTAAACTTAGTCGTATACTCAGTGGGAGTATTACGTACAATCATGTGCTCCGCAGTAGTTCCGCCAAAATCGGTAGGACGGCGCAATTTAGCGTAGGTTCCACCGGCTGCGTATAGCATATCTCCCTCAGTTTTACTATGGAAGATAACACTATCTGTTGCAGGATCATAAATACCTCCAAGATTTTGATTCTTAGGAATTGGTTTAACATACAGTTCAGTATTTGCATTCTTGAATCTTTGATATCCTTGTGAGTTTAAAGTCTTAACGATATCGTAATTCTCAAGATAGAAATGACTGTCCCAGAAATTCCTCCAAGATTTCAGAGCATCAATTTCTGATGGTTGAAATCCCCTAGCAATCAAATCTGCTTGATCAAACTTAATTCCATTGAAGTTGGCATCTCTGATGTAATCATCAACTAATGCTTTACGATCTGATGGGAGTTTCACATATTTATCGGAATACTCACCAGCGATAGTAAGCATGAATTTATCAAACTTAGCTGTCTGATCACTTGCTACAGAAGCTGCTCCTGTGATACGTTTGTCCAACATTGAAGCTGCATCAAACAAATATCTAGAAACACTTCCTGTGCTTTGAGACACAGTAGGTCCAACTCTGTCAAACAAATTCTTCTTTACGTCAAACTTCTCAAAGTTGGTAATGTCTGTAGGATCAATGTCATGGAAGGTAGAAACCCTAACCATGTAGCTTCCTTCAACACCTCTTACGTCTTCAAGCTTAACTGGAACGTAATCCAATCCCTTCTTCTGAAGGATAGTGATTTCTTCATCCAGCACCCCTCTACTACGTAAAGCATACTTAGCTTGTTCAAAAGCTTCTTCAGCACGTAAGAATCCTCCTTCAGAGGTTCCATAGGCTGCATCAATCTTAATACGTCCACCATCGAGAGAGAAACTACTCATAGCGTCATTAACTGTCAGTCCTTCTGCAGAACCAAAATCATTAACTACTTGTGCTCTGGCTTGTGCCTTCTCACCCTTGGTGTAGTAGATTGCTCCTGTATTGTTTACAAGCTCAATCAGATCATCAGATACGTGTAAGTCTTGACGAATATTCCTACCAATGTCCACTACCTTAGCTGTTACATCACCACTAGGTGTAGCTACTTGAGGGACAATATCGTTGATGATAGCTTGATTCTTATCTACTCCATACAGAGCTTCTGCCACTTCATCAGTAGTAGATTTAAACACTGTGTCATGGATGTTACGAGCTTTCTCTGGATTAGCTTGTTGAACGATATTAGCAGGAGCTGCAGGATTTTCTTTACGCACTACAGAATTAACTTCAATGCGTTTGATTTGATCTTGCACGTCTAACAGATCAGGGGCTTGACGAACTCGTGTAGAAACTTCTGTACCTGTTCTAGGAACTTCATCTACCAATTCCCATTCAGCAGGAAACACTCTCTCACCCCTACCTACGTCATCTGCCTTAGACAATCTCTTAGCTTTAGCAGACCCTTTGAGAACTTGTCCAACACCAATAACATCCAGAATAGGAGCTAAGTTATCCAGCCACTCTTCTGTACTTCCATATCCACCTTCTTGGAAAATAGAAGCAGCTTTCTCAAACTGAGCAAACTGATTATCACTTCCGAAGATAATTCCGCTATTAGCACGAATACCTCTAAGGACGCTCTCAGTATAAGCTACACGCTGTGAAGGAGGAAGGTCTTCCAATCGTTTACGGATGTTAGCAGTGGTTGTACCGGGAGCTAAGAATCCTTTTACAGTTTCCCACAAGGACAAAGGACGGCCATCTTCATTAGCAATCCCTCTATTCACTTTACCAACGCTCACAGAATTACCAAATGGTAACACCCACAATGCAGCCATATCAGCCACAGTGGACATGTCTGCACCATCTAAGGTGGCTCCATGAGCGTTTACCAGTCCTTGTATCTGATTACGAATATCATAAATTTCACGAACAGAAGAAGCAGTAGATATGCGTGCATCCTCTTGGTAGGGATTTTCTCCCTTGCTTCCTGCAGCCAGAGAATTAGTATGAAGAATCGTTCCAGAATCTTTAAGGAACTGAGAGCTTTTGACACCTTCCACGATTGAACGTTTCTGGTCAATAGGGATTCTTGGGTCTGCCAATACTGACATAATCCCTTGCATATCAACTTTATTCGTGCTTTCCAATACCGAAGCTTTAAGCTGATCGTATAGAGCACTCTGGCCCTCTTCTCCTTCTGCCATTAAGAGTTGATAATTCTCAACTGCTTTAGCTGGCTGTTCGGACAGCATAGCTGCTGTAGCTGCCCTATTACGAATTGACCCCCTTGGGATATTTAGAGGAGGCAGCTCAGATGCTACGAGTTCGTTTAAATCAACAGGGGTAGGTTGAGCACCAAAGCTCTCTTCTAAAAAATCTGCCATATATTTCCTTTATCTATCTCTTATAGCACCGTAATCTACGCTACCCCAATTAGTAGCTGAAGCTGGTGCAGGAGCCATTGCTCTACTAGCTGCATTACCTAATGTTCCAAATCCACCAGCACTACTGAAAATGCTTCCACCTAAGCTAAACAAACTGTCTCCAGACTGAGCACTAGCCATAGCGTTCTGAGCAGCTATACCAGCATCCTGAGCAGTCCCCATAAAATTAGCAGCATTCTGTGCATATTGACTAGTACGATCTGCTGATGCGATGCGTCCTAAGTTACTTCCGATGTTAGAACCTAACTGAGTACCTAGAGAACCTAATGCTCCAAATTCTCCAGAGCTTCCAGCAGTACCAGAATTCTCTGCACTCTGTAAAATTCTAGCTCTACGAACACGCTCTTCTCTAATTTGATTCCGTCTCTCAGCAGCAGCTTGAGCTGCATTCAAAGCACGCTGTTCACCTTGAATCTTCTCTTGCTCTCCTTGAGCTTCCCTCTGAGCTGCTAAGCCTCTTTCTTGTGCGTCCCTAGCATCTTTTCTGCTCTCCATTCCTTGATATGCACCGACACCGGCAGCGACAAGGCCACCTACGGCTACGATTGTAGTGAGTGCTGCCATTATTTTTCCTTATATTCTTTACGGAAGGCGAATTCTCCCAATAGGAATCCTCGCTTCTCTAATGTTTTCATATTCACTGTACTACTTCCAAGCAAGGATAGAACAGATTCATCAGCACATTCCTTTCCTTTAGAATCAAAAGCAGAGAACAACATTGCCCCTGCTCTTGTGTTTCTATAATCAGGAAGTACATACCAGAACATTTCTGCAAGAGTAAGAATGTTGGAGTTGTATACGTTAGGCACCAATAGGGCACCAAGGGCTCCTACAGGCTCATAACCCTTCTTAGCGATGAAGGCAGTACCCTCATCCATACCTCGGTAAGAAAGGGCGTAGAGCGTGTCTAAATTGATTAACTCGGGACGTTTTAATTCCTCTGTTAACATTCGTACAGCAGCAGTTTCTACAAACCAAGACAAATCTTGTTCTGTTAAAACCTCTACTGTGAACTTATGTAACTGTGTTTCCATTTAGACTAATGCTCCATCCTGTAATTCTGCAATCTTTTCTCGGCTCTGTTTCCAAATACAGAGAGAAGGCTTTACCACGTCCTCTAACTTTACTCTTACTCACTACTAATTCAAATCCATTGTCATAATCATCATCCAATCCTGTTATGTATTGAGCACGACGATAACGATAAACTTGTACCAATGGTGTCCACTTCTTTGAATTGATCGTATTAGAGAAATCCCATTGACAACGCATCAAACATCCAGACTGTTTATCAGGAACGAAGCCGGATGTAACTCCTTCTTCAGTTCGAGTGAAATACATAATTAGATAAGGGATTTGTTTAGAAATAGCAGAATCTCCAGTTGTCTGTTGTCCAGACAATAGATATGCTTTAGCGTCAACCCCCACTCCATCTGTTTCTTCCCAATCTAAGAACTCTGCATTGTTGTAATAGCTAAATGTGAAATAAGCTATACCATTTTCCATGTATACAACAAAATATCTCATAGACTGAATACCTGAAGACCTAATCGTTTCTGTTATACCAACAGCTTCTGCTGCAGAGAATACTTGATCACTTTCTACGTATACAGGATTAAACACTTCACCTCGTTTAAAAGGTGTAGAAGCAAACAATCCCATAACCTCTACTGAATTGTTAGAAAGTTTATTGATTTTATTCTGATAGAATACATTTAATACTGTATCGAGAATTAATTCCTTAGTAACTGAATCATCTCCAAATTTCGTACCAGACTTATACAACCATCTAATCTTTTTATTGATTGGATCATACTCACCTGTAGCTTCTAATTTTACGACAGTATCAATATTTTCATATAACGTTTGGATAGTTGTCTGTGTGATGTTACTCACTCCAAAATTACCAAACTGATCTTTAGCAATTACATAGATTCCATCTTCAGACCAAAAGAATGCTCTTCCACCTTCAATCACAACAGTAGAATCAGACAGTCCTCCAAAGGAAGATATCTTAGTTACTTTATAATTGGTAGCAGAAAATCCATAATCATTACCACCAGTAATTGTCCATACACCGTTAGATGCAATTACAATCATGTGGCTCTCTAAATTGATCATGGAGATAATTTCCTTAGCCCCTGATACCCTCAGAAATCCTCCATCTGTATCTACTACATCATTATTCTCTCTCGATGTAGGATCACCATATTGGTAGCACTTAGCAAAATCTGTTTTACTTTTTACAAGCTGAGAGAATGCAATGAAGTTAGAAAGAATAGGGGATCGTTTATCTCCGTCCGTAACCTCACCAGAAAATCCTGAATACCAAACCCTTCCTGCAAACTCTGATACAACCTTAGCCCCTCCAGAAGTTGAATCTTGGGGAAGCATAACTGATGCCACAGCAATCTGAGGATACTTAGCTTTATTATTCACATACTCAGCCATTCTAGACGATCCTCTTTTGAGAAGGTCTATTACATAATACCCTTTAGGAGCAACAATCGTTGACCCTCTAGCATCGTTCCATAAATTTTGATAGATACGCTCTGTAGATGTACCAGCAGATACTGGTTGAAATTGCAATGCTGTCCATACTACTTCAGAATTACTTGGATAATTGAATCCCGGAAGAGAGTGGTAGAAGTCATAAGACGGATCATACACTGTACCTGATGCTGCATCTGGACGTGGAATACCCCAAGATTGATTTTGGAGATTATAGTAGTGTTGATCAGAATACGCACCACGATACGCTACATCAGTCTCATATTGAGGAATAGTAGTTTCTTCAACTCCCCATACGTCTCTAACTTTTAAGACGATATACTCTACAGAGAATGCAGTTCCATCATACGTAACTAAAGCAACTGTACCAACTCCTGCAGCAACAACCAATGTCCCTTCTGCAGATGTAAAAGAATAACGAGTAGCGATTGGAAAACTTGTTAGTTCGATATTTCCTACAGGAGTAGCTCCAGATAAACTGTCTTCATTTAAATCAAAGAATGTGAGAAATCTCTCAGATTGTACAACTAAGAGTTCATTAGTAGAGACTCCACCAACATTCTCCCATTTGTAAGTATTAAACTTAGCATCTGGAACTTCAATACCGGGGATTGGGGCTGGCCTAAGAATAAATCCTGGTTCATACCCCATACCAAGTCTACGGTCTCTAGTCCCATTTCTATTAAGCTCAAAGTTCTCTTCATCCAGAGACGCATTAGGAGGAAAATTTAAAGGGCTTGCTTCAGTAATTAGTCCTTGGACAAAATTATTTACTTCCGCCCGTACTGATGGTTTCGCCATTTTTGTTTTCCTTTAAAGGCTTATTATCAAGATAGAAATCAATCTCAAACTTAGCCAACGTTCGTGTTGTGTACATTCCCGAGAGGCAGTCTGGAACCTTTCCACCTTTACCCGTGGTCACCACAATGTAGCAATGTGGGTGTTCTTTATGGGGTTTAATATAGAAGCTCTTGTATTCGTATGTGTATTCGTTCATCGTCTGCCTTTTCGCCCATAATTGGGATATTCAATTCCGCCTTTAGCAGCCCATGCTTTACGGGAAAGCCATCTCTGTTGACGACTTGCTTTCTGCTCTGCTTTCTGATTAGCCATTTGTTTCAATACAAGAAATGCTGTGCTCTTTGCCTCTTCTAAAAGGGCTGGAAATGCTTCACTTGGTAGATCAGGAATGAAATCATCTGCATGAGTCCATTGAGGATCAATATAAGCTAAGCATTGTGTTTTACTTTTCTGAAGAGTATTCTCTACTGCCGAATCGTAGGAATCAGTAATGATATAATCATCATTGAAAGAAGTCCAATACGTAGGCGGTAAATGGTTATTGATTAGAAGTTTAGTACCACTAAAATCTATAACTGTATCAACATTCTCTGAATCATCATTCCGTCCAGAAACCATTCTCAAGAATGAATCAGGTTCCTTATAAATGATTTCTTCTAATCGTGATTTAGGATTGGTATCTGTAAGCTTATCATATCTGAAGAACACAAGCTCCTTAGTTCCTGTAGGAAGCTTCAGATAATTAGGCTTAGATAATTCCCCTGCAGATTCCAATTGAACCAGTTTACGCAGGTGAGGCCAATTACGATTAGCAATTATCTCAAAGTAACTGGTCTTAACAATCTGTGCTACTTGTTGTGATTCAATCGTATCATTGATACTGTTAACTTCATCTGAATCCATGTCATTGAGAATATCAGTGACAATTTCAAGTAAGGACATTTTAGCCATTATGCAGTCTGCCTTACGAGAGTGAGAGTGAGATTTGCATCTCCCATTACCAAATTACCAGTGCCATCAGAAGCAACATAAAGCTGAATGTAATCTGCAGCAGTGAGTGCTACATGTTCACTAAATACTAATTGAGCAATATCTCCTGCAACCCCTGATTTAACAGTAGGCTTACGTGCAGAGAATGCTCCAGTCCCATTGATTCGATACCTAGCAGCCACTTTAGCTGTTGCTGTTGGGAATGTTAATACATTCATCCAAAGCTTAACCTCGTAGACGCCTGTAACAGGGGCTGTAAGCCTGTCTACAGAGAAAGACACCCCGTACAATGAATCACTGGTCCAAGGGGCTCCTGCACCCGTTAACAGAGTGTACTGAGACGTTGTATTAAAAGTTGTATCTGCTACTGCTGTCAAAGCAAAATTTACTGCATTGTTTGTGATTACTTGAGATCCATAAGCAGCATTACGTCTCCAGTTCCCACTGCCGGAACCATTAGCTACATATGTGTATCCTTCTAATGCTGATACAACGCCTTTAGGTTCGTGTATTTGTGCATCTGGAATATCTACGTGTTGGATCGCCATTGCGACCTCCTTTTAAATAAAAAAAGGGACAAGCCAGTTTAAATTAGCTTGCCCCTTATTCGAGATTTAGATCAGTGTTTTGAAGAAATACTCAACAACCAATGTACCTTTACCGGATGTTGCACCAACAGTTCCAGTAATAGCTTTTGTAACTTTCTCAGAGGCTGTAGTGCCTGTAGTAGAAGCTGTAGCCCATGTGCCAATGGCAACAGCGCTAACATCCTTCGTACCAACAGCTTCCAGTTGAGCTTCTGTGAGAACCACACCATTTGTACCGGGAGCAGTTCCACCGATAGCTACAGTACCTGCGGCAGAAACCACAAATGCTTCGTCTACTCGAAGGAATGCTCGAAGCACCTTAGCCCCCTTGGGCATATATGTTGGGGAGACATATGTGCTATTAAGCATCTCACCTGTCAAGTCAACACTAAGTTGCCAAATAGAGTCTTGCGTATGCTCCGTACCAACAGACCCACCTGTAGTACGTGCTCCATAGAAATTACCGACGTTAATGCCAGCAGAATTTTCGTATGCCATATTTTATTCTTTTCCTTATTAAGTTTTAGCAGCGTCAGTGATCACAACACCGAGGGTGTCAACACGTTGCGTACCAAAGCCCCAACGAGCGGAAGTGACGAATTCATCACGGCGAAGGTCTTTATTACGTTCACCTTCAACCTTAGGCATACGACGCCATGCAGCCATAATAGGCTTCAGATTGTCGTCTGCAACGGACATGAAGATATTAGCAACACCATTCGTTACAGTTGTCGTACCATCGCTAAACGAGCCCTTAGGCAGACGATTAGAAGTGATGATATTCCAGCCATACAGATTCATGACATATTCATGGTCACGATCAAAGCCGCTTTCCAGCAAGCGTTCACCGAAAGGTGTAACTTGGCTAGTAAGTGTGATCAGCTTGCTGAATGTAGCAGCAGTAACTGGATCAACGATAGCGACACGACCAGCCATAGGCACACCGGCCTTGTCAAATGCCAGCTTCATTTGGATGAAGTGAGCAAGTGTGATTGTGTTTTCACTGCCGACAGTGGCTACAGAAGAAGCGATACGATGGGGGAACCCATTGATCGTATTAGGCGAACCATTCGTTTGCGAACTATTAGCTTTAGCAAGGAAACGGGTCTCATAAACTTCCTGAATAGCGCGGGTAGATTCAACTTGTCGAGCAGCCATGAGGGCTTCAACTTGCGAACCATCTTCACGAAGGTCATCTGTGACATACCATGCATCACCAACGTAGTCAGTAATTGTCAGGGTAACTTCACCAGATTCAATCGGTGTATAATCAAAAGGAACTTCTTCAGCACCGTCTTGAATAGTGACTGTACCGACAGTCTTGATATGAAGAGTTGTACCAGAACCGAAGTCTGTTACGTTACGATAGAACGACTCAGGGAGCAGTCCATCGTGGAGATTACGAATAAGAAAGCTGGAATACTGTTCCGCTTCAATAAACGCAGTTGTGTTTGGGCGATTTTGTGCCATTAATTATTCCTGTTATTTTTTACCAAAATGTTTAAAATACTCTTTAGGATCGGACAGTTGATGAACAGTCATCCCATTTTCATGCAACTCATCAGCCATGGCTTTAGCGTTTCGGCTTTCTTCCATTACGTCACGAGTTGTAGCACCGACTTGTACGGCTTTGGTGTTTCTGCCAATTAAACTATCTTTCCTAGGTGTAAACGCTTGCGAATTTACTGTGCTCTGTGAGGGGGAGAAAGGCTTGGTAGCCGGCTTCTCACTAACGCCTACAGCGCTTAAAACAAGCTTAGGGGATTTAGCAGCAAGAGTGTTAAATTCTGCTACAGTCATACCCAAATCAGCGGCTTTAGCAATGAATACTTTTTCAGCTTCATCACCAAAACTTTCTTTCATGCTTTCGATCACTGCCTTGACATTTCGGTCTTGGGCAAGTTTCTGTTCACGATCACTGAGTTGCTTGTTGATTAAATCAGCAATTGCCTGAGGGTCCATACCGGAGGGTGGTGTACCGTCTGGATTTGGTTTCTCAGTGAGCTGTCGTATTGTATCTTCTAAAGTTGCCACTTTTTGTGCTTCCAATCTTGCTTTTTCTAACTCTTGTTCCTTGGCTGTCAGAGAACTCTTTAGCTCAGGGATATATGTTTGTGCATGTTGCAAGCCAATGATAGCATCTTTCAAAGTCTTATACTTAGGCTCTCCGCGCTCATTCTTAATACCAGATAACAGGTCTGTAATTTCGGCATCATTGGGAGCGGTGACCTTGCTAGGGTCAGGGTTTGTGGTAGGGTCACTACCGGGATCAGTTCCATTAAAAATACTAGTCGGGTCTGACATTAGTATGCTTTCTAAATTATTAAAATTGGTGCTAGTTGTACGAATCGAACGCACGACCAACGGTTTACAATACCGTAGCTCTACCAACTGAGCTAAACTAGCGAATTCATTGGAGCGTAAGTAGGGAATCGAACCCTAGTCATCTACTTGGAAGGAAGATGTTTTACCATTAAACTACTAACGCTTATAATATACTTATATATTCCTTACTCTCACTCACTCTGTTCGTTCGCAGTAAGTATACTAGATATATTCTTTACTTAAGCTAATATCGAAAATTTGATTACTTTTCGACAGAATCATCAAGAATTA